TCGGTCACGGCGGCGATGTAATCGAGCGCCACCGGGGAAGAGAGGTTGGTGTGGATTTTGTCGGCGATGATTTCCCACACGCCGAAGTTTTCGTTGGAATCCACATTTCCAAAACGAAGCACCCGCAGAAAATCTGTCGGGAGGGTGTATTGCAGCGAGTAGCCGGAAATCGGGGCCGTGCCGCTGGTGAGGTTCACTTGCTTTCGGCAGAATTGCCAATCGAACTCGGCTTGGAGTTCCTCGACCGTTTGCGTGTAGAACAAACTGCAATACTGCGCCTGCGCGGTCGCGTCCGTGAGTGCGCTGATGCGGGAATCACCGAGGCGGGCGAGGGCGAGGTTGCAGATTTGGATGTCTGTCATTGAGGCGCGGTCAGATCACAGATTGAAAAAGTGGGTGGCAGACATAGCCCGGTCTGCCAGCGGGGTGCGGGAACTTAGAGGACTTCGTCGCAGGCGATCTCGACGACTTTCTTCTCTTCCATACGCACGGCGGCGAGGGACGCCACAGAACGGATTTGAAGGGAGTGCGAGAGGTCGGTGCGGATGTCCATGTGGGTCTTGAGGCCACGCTCGGCGAGGACGATGCCGCTCTTCACATAGGCGAAGCAGGAGCGGATATCGACGGCCAACGGGAGCTGTTGGCTGCGGCGGAATTTGAAACCCATGAAGGTGTTCAAAGTGCCGTCCACAAGGGCGCGGACCGTATTGTAGTCTGCGCTTGTGATTTTATCGTCACGGAGCAGGTCTTGAAGCTGTTTGGCCGAGACCACGATGATGCGCTCTTCTTCCTCGTCAACCTCGTTGCTGTCGAAAAGGAACTTCGCAGCGCGGAGCTTGGCAATGGTGAGACCGCTATTGGCGGCGGTGCCGGACTCGACATAGCCAACTGCGATTTTTTGACCGGCTGGCAATGAGGTTTGAACAATGCCAGTAGGTCCGGTGGAAGCTGCCCCACCGAGGGCGTCAATGATGACCTTGTCGCAAGTGCGAGCGTAGGCTGCTCCGTGGCTCTGGATAATTGGGCTGGTCGGAAGAACGACTTCGCCGAGGAACTGCTCATCCCATTCGTCAACAAGTTTGGCGCAGTCATATTGCTGCGGACGAATCCAACGCTTGGCCATCACTTGATCGGTGATCCTGGTGTCGCGTGAGCGATCCGTGATCTGCGTCATCGAGGTTGCGTCGAGTTGGTTGTAGGATTTCTCCTTCCCTTCGATGGAATCGAGGGTGACATATTCTTTCAGCCTGCTGTTCTTTTGCTGAACGAGGTGTTTCCAGTTGCTATCGAACTGGGTTGTGAAGTGGTTTGGGATGTTCGTCAGAACTCCGTTTAGATCGGGCATTTTATTCTCCTTGAATTGGGTTGAGTTGGTATCAGTCGAAACTGATGGTTTGTTCTGCTCCCTTCGCTTTTCCGAGTGTCCCGTGAGGGGTCAGCGGCGGCGGGTATTAGGGAGCAGGCTCAACGAGGAGGTGTCTGCTCTGACGAAGGAGTGTGTAGCACACTCCGTGGTATCAGTCAAAAATTAGCAGGGCCGAGAGTCGAACTCGGAATTCCAGATTATGAAACTGGTGAGATACCATTTCTCCACCCTGCGGAAATTCATCCCTGCTTGAGCAGGGAGGTGACGAGCGCGGCGGCTTCGCGGTCGCCATCCATGTAGCGTTTGTGCCAAGTGTTGTCGGGGTTCGACATGATGTCCTTGGCGCGGGCCGCGCCGGTCATAAACTCCGTGCCACCCATCGAGCGACCGACCTTGTCCTCACTCATCATTTGGGCCATGCGAACGAATCCACGCACGACTTCGGGATCGGAAAATCCATGCGAGTTCGCATCGACCCCGGCGATCTTCGCGGCCTGCTTCGCAAGTCCAATGTTCTTCCCGAAATCATTTCCCCACTCCTTCTGAAGCGTCTGCACGGCCTCGGTGCGCTGCTTCTCGTAGGTGGCTTGGATCGCCTCCAATTTGAACATCTCGGTCTTCGCGTGTTGCGCGACGAGTTCCTTCATCGCCGAGGGTGGGATGCCGTGCTTGTGAGCGATCTCGGCATAGGGCTTCGCCATGTCGTCACTCCATGTCATCCCCTCGGGGAGCGCCTCGGGAGCGAACTTGTATTCCTCCAGCGACTCGGGAACTCCCATGGCGCGGCGGAAGGCGGCGACCTCCTCGGGCGAGGATTTTTCGTTGGGGACGCCGAGCTTTTTTCCGATCAGAGCATTCGCATTCGCGAGCGCCTTCGCCATATCGGGAACGCTTTTGTATTTCGCGAGCGTGTCCTTGTAGGCGGCGGAATCCTCGGGGAGGTTGTTCGTCCATCCTTCTCCAAAGGTGCCGTCCGGGTTGACCCAGCCGGTCGAGGGAGTGGAGGGTTGCGTGGTGGTGGTGGTCGTCTCCGAAGCGGCGGGCGCTGCGGCGTTGGTGCTGTCGGCTCCTGTGTCGAGCAGACTCTGCTCGGAGGAGGTGTCGATGGTGTCTTCCATAAATAGTATCAGTCAAAACTGCGCGTCAGTTTTGATGCGGGTGGTAACCGAGATGGGTGCGGCGTCCGGCGTAGCGGATCGCGAACTCCTGCGGGTGGTAGTCGCGCATCCACTCGACATAGGCGGGGGTCTTGTCGCCGAGCATCTGCTCCATTTCGGGTGCGGGCGGGATGTCTTTTTTGGGTTCGGTTTTTTTGCTCATTTTTTAACTTTTCGTTTGGGGGCTTCGATGTCGCCGTCTGCCATGACCGGCCTGCGGAGCATGGCTTCGATGTGGAGGACAACGCCTCGTTGACCGTCTCGCAGCGCGGCGACCACGGGGTTGAAATCATAACCAGGCAGAAAAACCTGCGAGTCGGTAGCGAACTGGTGCTTTAGGTCGGCGATGACGGTCTGACCGTCCTTGCCTGCAAACAAGCGATGGTAGGCGTTGGTCGTCTTCTGGCGCTCACGCTCGCGCCGAAAGGCGGCGGCTTTGTCCTCGGGAGCCATCACGCTTGTCCCATCATGCCGGGGAGCATCCCGGCGAGAGCGGAATCCTGTTTGACGCTGCCAGCTTTTCCAAGGGCGCTTGCGGCCTGCTCCATCTGCTGCGCTTGCATGGCTTGCTGTTGAGCTTGGGCGCGGGCGGCTCGTTGTTGCGCCACCATTTCCTCCTCCATGAGCCACCGGGCCGGGAGACCATCGTTCCTCGCCATGTCGCGGCAGATTTCGTCGAAATCGAAATTGTCGAGCATGTCGGGTTTGATCTGCACATAGGGCAGGAGCATCTCGCTGGTTCGGATGAATGCGGCGTTTTCGAGACTCTTGATCGCGAGAGCGATTCGCGAGTTGTAGGCGACATCCGGTTCGGGGATGTAACCGACCATCGTGAGTTGCTGCGGTGGGGGAGGGAACTTGCCAGCGCGGGCGAGGATCGCAAAGACCCGGCGAAGGAGCGGATTGAATAGCTCCGTGGTGAGACGCGCAAAGGTCGGGGAAAACTGGATGAGCTTCTCGCTGGCTCGCTCGGCGACTTCGCGGGCGGTCATCTGTTTTTGCAACTGCGCGAACATTTGGAACAAGTCCACATGGAAGGCTTCGTTGATCGCCTTGCGTTTCTGCTCGGCCCGCTCGACGCCGATGTCGTATCTCCCGTTGGTTCCCCATTCCCGTGGAGTTGCGTTTGGATTGTTCGGATCGAAATAGGTCACGCCCCCGGCGCGGAGGTCGATATCTCCATCGAATCCGGCAGGGATCAGAATGCGAGGGAACGCATGAATCTCGGCGAGCGAGTCGAGTTGCTTTTCGAGAAAATTAAGCTGCTTGCATTCCGGCAGCGCGGTCCACGATGGCGAGTAGCCGTAGCATTCGGAATTCTTCCACTTGAGATAGCGGGTGACGAAAAACGGTTGCTCATCGAACCCAGAGGACAGGAAGACATGCTTGCTCGCCTTGTCCACATAGACCGAGGCGTAGGGTTTGTTTGCGCCATCACGCTTGCCTTGCTCGATCTCACCCGGACCACGGGGGGCGATGAGATGGACACAGGAAAATTTGCGGTTGGAGTTGGGCTTCTCCAGTTCCTTCTTCATCGAGTCGGTGAGGTTCTCCACGCCGAACTTGAGCGCGGCCTGCCGTGCCGTCATCTCATACTCGCGAGAGAGCGTATCCACATAGCCTTCGTCGTCCTCGCTGATCGCGAACGATCCGAGATCGAGCTTCGTGAAATTTAGGGAATTGTTCTTCCCAGCTTCCACAAGAATCGCCGCCGTGCCGAACGCGCCACGGTCGAGATAGAGTTCGTGAATTTCGGTGTAGAAATTCGACCGGCTGAGTTCGGCCTGCATGACCTCGGTGCAACGCTTGAACCATTGCTCGATCTCGTCTTCGCTTTCCATGGCCTTCGGCGGTTCCAGCGAAAACCAGCGGCTTTCGAGCGGCGTCATCCATGAGAGTTGGCCATTAGCCAGAATCATGTTTGCCCGCACCGCAGTGGCGTCGAAAAGCTGCGCCTCGTCTTCGGTGGATGGCGAGGTCGTCTGCGTGAACATCGTCGCCGCCTTCCGGGGCATCACATACTTCGCGATGTCCTCCCAGAGAGATTCCCATGTGGCCCGCTGATGAACGAGTTCCGCATGGCGCTGCAAAACCTTGTCGGCGAGTTCGGGATTTTTTCCGGTCATTTGGTATCAGTCAAAACTGAATCAACCGAGAGTCGAGTAGCCGGTCGTCATGGGAGCCTGCGAGGATTCCCCGGCGAGAATGGATTTCCGCATTCCTTTTCTGCGAAGGGCTTCTTTTGCGGTATCCCCGGCAGGATCGCCTGTATCAATGTTTGCGGCTGGTGCTGGGGAATTCATCGCCCCTTGGCGTCTCATTTCCTCGATTTGAAATTGCTGGGCAGCGGCAGCTTCGGCGCGTTGCTTTTCCAAAAGTTCCATTTGCTTCTGCTGCGCTTCCCGTTGCGCTGCGGCTTGCTTGGCGCTCTCTTCTTGAAGGCTTTTTTGTGAGGCGGCTTGCTGGGTGGCCTGCGTCCTCATGTCGGTTTGCTGCTGCTTTGCAGCCTGCTGCTCTTGCTTGCTCGGGCCTTTGCGTCCGCCTCCTCCGAACCAAGCTAGGCAGGGAGAGAGGATGGGGTTGATTTCGTGGTCAGTAAGTCGCATCGCTTTTGGAGTTTTTGGGTTTCGTAAACTCGGAGCGGGCGGTCTCGCCGACTCCATGCGATGTAGGGGAGACGATACGGAGCGAAGTTGCAAGGGTTATTTTGACTGATACCACTATATATAGTGATCAGCCAGCAGTTCTGACACAACCGGTGGTATGTGTGAGCGGCATCACGCCAGCGTTCCTCGGGGTCGTGAATGTCCACCGGGCGGGCCAGCATGAAGAAGTCCTCTGTGTTGATGACCACGCCATTCCATGCGGTGAGTTCGACCTCCTCGGCGAAACATCGCGGCTGCGGGTAGCGCCGGTAGAGGTCGAGGATTTGGAGTTCCAGTTCGCGTTTCATTGCATCCCTCCAGATAAGTTACAAATCAGAGGGGAATCACCGCCGCACCTTTCCGAATCCCCCGCCTCGGAATCCTGCCATGACTCGGGTTGCTTCATGCCGCTCGGCTTTCCGTGGGATCGCGGAGCGGTCGATGACCATCCCGCGCTTGATAGCCTGGTGCGAGAGACTGAACGCATCGCAGAAGTGGGATGACCAATCATGCACCGGCACATCCTTGATCGTCACCCCATCGCGCTCCTCTTTGGAATGGTAAGCATCGAGCGCCTCGATGCCATCCGCGCAACCGGCCTCGTTGATGTGAATGCGAGGGAACGCATCGTTGGCCAAGTTGATGCCATCCCAAACGCTAATCTGCCGTGGCACAGGAACCACGCCGGTCAGCCCGCTGCGACCGAGCGCCTCCTGCCAGAGTCCACCGACTTCCGCTGCGGCGTCATGCGGGATGAAATGCCCCCCGTAGCCGTATTGGCGCTCCTTGAGCCGTGCCGCCCAATCCGCTGGCGTCTTGCATTCATCGGACCCGGAAAGGGATTCCAGATAGTTGATTCGGTCGCCGACCATCTGCCACACCCACACCTTCTGGTTGAGCGGAGCGCCCACATCCCAGCTTGTGTATGTCGGGAGTTCTTTGAACCACAGCACATCGTTCGTGACCCGCTTCTCGGCTCGCGCCTTTTCGAGTGAGCGAACATAGATCGCGCCCGGGCGACCGATGTTGAACGAGCATTCGTATTCCTGTTGGTAGGCATTTTCCGTGGTGCCGCGCCGGATGTCCGCGAGTTCCTCCTCGGGGATGATTCCACTCTCGCTCGCTTTGAGCATGAGCGTGAACCAATCGTTGTCCGCACACGCCCGGTTCCACATCTTCCAGAAAATGTTTCGCCCCTTCGGCGTTCCCACCCATGTCGCCCAGCCTTGGTAGTCGGTGAGTGTGGGCCGGATGACATTGTCCCATGCCGCGGGATCGAGATCCGCGGCCTCGTCCATCACCACCCCATCGAGGTAGATTCCGCGGAGGCGCTCGTAGGCTTCTCCCGAGTAAAGCCGGATCGTCGCCTCGTTGTGGAAGGTGATCTGCAAATCGGCCTTGTTGATGACCACGCCGGGGATTTGCGAGGTGAACTGGACAAGGTATTTCCAAGCGATGTCTTTCGCCTGCTCGCGGGTCGGAGCTACATAGGCGTAGCGCAGCGGCGGTCCGCTGCGCTTGTGCGAGAGCGCCTTGGCGATGAGGTCTTGGATGCAGAC